TCCATTAAAACTATTTCGCTTTGACAACATCCTGCAAATAAATTATCTCCATCATTTTCTGACCTGTTGACATAAACTACACCAGCACCACCAGCTACATAGGCATTTTTGCCCTGTATCTTATAAGTAATTTGACTTAAAGTTGCTGGATTGTCTATGTAATGTCTATTTAAACAATGTTGTCTATATACCATTGAACCTAATGCTGTAAAAAATCCACCTGCAAAGGCATTAACATTATTACTACCACTATTACCTGTGCCACTTCCTATTTCTGTTGAATCTCTTAATAATCTAAAAAAAGGATAGCCATCATTTTGTCCACCACTCCAAATTGTTACATGGATTAATATTTCAGATGTTGCACTTTTTGGTGTGATTGCTGCACTTAATCCAATATCTACATAAGTTGCAGTATTGGATGAAGCAAATTTTGTTGTTAATTCTCCTCTTACTACTTGTAAGATTATGCCTTGTTCAATCAATCCTTGTAATGCCATCAGATTTTCATTATAAACGGGTCTGTTGCTTCAAAGTTAACAGTTACAGTTCCACCATCTGGTGTTGCTGGAAACCCTACTCCTTCTGATTGAATAAATAGTAATGGGCTTGTTGATGAATTAGCTGTGGATATAAATAAAACAACTGCATTAATTACACTATTTACTGCTACAGTTGCAATATCTAAATTGTCTGCATCTAATCTTCCACTAGATACTGCGACATTTGATAATGAGCTAGTTGCTATTCTCGCAGCTACAGGAATGTCGTTTAACATATCATGTGCGGCATTAAAAGTATATAAAGTGGTATTAACTAAGGTAACTCCTATCGTAGCTGTAGCTAAGTTTATACTACCACTTGCGAAATATTGTCTTGCTGAATCGTAAACATGAGCCATATCTAAATTTTACCTCAATATATAATCTATTCCAATAAGCATAAGTAATATACCACCAAAAATACATACCATTGCCATAATTTTATTGTCGTTCATATTGTTTCTAGTGTTATTGTACCTGCATAAAGTTGTCTAAAATACGGTTGCATAAATTTTGTAAATGGTGCTGTCATCCCTGTGATTCTGACTTCAAAAAAACTGTTAGCAAAAGTATCATCCTCAATAAATCTTAAATCTGTGCCAGTTTCAAAATAACTATTTATTAAACTTACATCGGATGAGCTTACATATGTTAAAGGTAAAGTAAATCTATGGTATTTAGAAGCAGGTGTTACATAAGTAAATAAAGCACCACCTTTTGTTCTTATATCTTTTTTATCAAATTCTTTTTCAAACTCATATCCATACCCAGCAATATCATCTAAAGTTATATAACTAGAGTTTGGGATTCCAATTAACATTGCCATTATCTTGCACCTCTAAAGTTTAATGTAGTGGTACTGCCACTTTTACCTAAATTATTTAATGCTGGTAATATTTTTTGCTGTGTTAAATCTACCCAGAATGACATAGGTTTATCAGTTAATGCCTTGTCGATATTTGCATTTGGCAATATATTTATTACACCTATATTTTGCACACTTTCGCCTTGACCTTTTAAACTAACTGGTATGCTTTTTCCATCTGGTAAGGGAACTATTGCTTCTTTGTTATTAGGGTTATCGCCTATTAAAGCCAACTGTGGTTGTGTTGTAATTCCACCATTTGCATAGGATGGCAAACCTTGCAATCCACCCTTGACAACACCACCCTTAGCAAACAATCCACCTATAATAGGAATATCTTTTATAATAGGTACATTGGCTAAAAACCCGCTTGTGCCACCTGTCGTTGGAATTCCTAGTGCAACACTCATTGCTTTTAAAGCTATCAATCTAGCTATCATGATTCCTACTTGCCTTATAACTTCTTTGGCCATATCTTTGAAAATATTTTTAAAAGCACTACTGCTAAAATCCATTGCCATAACCATATCGGCAAATGCTACACCAGCAGAATCCACAGCATTAACAAGATGGTCTGCAAATGCACTGCCAGTTTGTTGCACAATATTTTCGACTGAGCCAAGACTTGTTTGTATTGTTTCATTAAACCCTGTACCAAATGCCTCAGCAATGGCATTACCACCTTCTGCTAATTCTTTTGTGCCTTTTGATGCTTTCTTAGCACCCTCTGCCATACCTTTTAAATGTTCTTCAGTTGTTTCAAGTTGAATATCTAAACCTAGTAAAGAATTAGCTAGCTTTGCTATAAATTGTACTGCTTCAATAATCTTGTCTATAAAGGCAATTATAAGGCCAATAATTGCAAAAAAGATATTTGCCTTCGTAATTTTATTAAATGCTAACATTGCCACACCAGCTACTCTTATTGCTGTTGCCAGATTTAAAAATATTTTACCTAGCTTTAATCCTATAAAAAGTTTAAATGTCGTTAATAATAAAGTGGCATTATCTGATGCAAATCTTACAACCATAGCAAAAGTGTTTACAGCAGTGGCTAAAACCTTACCTATTGCCTCACCAAAATCTCTAACTTTATCTTGGTTGGATTGTAAAAAAAACAGCAAGTTATTTGTTTGTTGTTTTATTGAGCTAAAAAATTCTTCGTTAATAATTCTTTTAAAATTAAAAACATGGTCGCCAATCATTGACATTGTACCTTCAAATGTTTGTGCCAGTTTGTCTGTCATATCACCAAACTCGCCACCTTCACCAAACATTTCAAAGAATCTTCTTCTTGTTTCTTCTATGGAAACCGTTGCACCAGCTTCAAAACCTAGTAATGCCCTAACACCTTTTTCTCTAAAAATGTCAGCACTAGCAATACCACCAGCAAATGCTCTTTGTATTTGTTCTGCTGTAGTTCTAAAATCAAGTCCAGTAGTAGATGCTACATTACCTGTTACTTCCAAAATTTTTGCCAATTCATCTGCATCTTCAGAAACAACTGCTAAGTTACCAGAAGCCTGTTGTATCTGTTCCAAAGAAAATGGCACACGACCAGCAAAATCGGTCATTACTTGAAATGCCCTTGCACCTTCTTCAGTAGAGCCAAATAAAGCATTTAACCTAACTTCTAGTCCTTCAATCTGTTGACCAACATTAACTAAATCTTTTACAAAACTACCAGCTAAATAAGTACCATAAGCAACTACAGCAGTTTTTAGTGTCAGAAAACTATTTGATAATCCTCTATTTGCAATTGTTGCCTTTTTGGTTTCTGTTGCTAATTTTTTGGTATTTTTTTCTACATTTCTTAATACAGCAGTAGATTGGTCTATGGACTTGATTATTATTTCAATGTTGTTAGCCATACTATATTTTACAAGCTTTACTTGGTTTGTCTATTTCGTTTATCAATAATGTATATTAAATGTTGTATTTGCAAAGCAGTTAAATTTTCTGTAGTGTCAATGGTCCATCCATATTCACGGCCAAATAAATCAACTATCTGATAAAAGTTTTTATCTAGCTTTGTGGTACTTCCAAAAAAGCTTGAACGACCTCTGCCATCTGTGGCATTAAGTCAAAACCAACATTATCTTGTAGCCATTCTTCTGTAATTGTAGAATCGCTTGCCAATACAGCTACACTAAATATTGAAAACATATCGGAAAAAGATGGCTCTGTACCAATTTTTGTAATTGGTTTACCTAATTTTTCCTCTATCAATAAAATGTGCTTGGCTTTTGCCTGTACTATATCTACAGATTTCTCTGCAATGTCGAGCTTCATGTGCTTCTCCTAATAACTAGCTTGTGTATTTTGTAATGTAAATCTTACAGAATAGCTAGAACTTGTATCATATTCACCATTACCTTCATAAGATGCTACAATTCTACCTGCACCACCTATTGGGAATGTAAATGTACTATAATTTGTTTGTGGCATATCAATTGTTAATTGGTTGTTTTTACTACCACCAATATCACCACCAGTTAGTGTAAATAAAAATCTTTGCCTTGTTTGTGCTTTGAAAATGTCAGATTGGCTTTGACTTGAAAAGTCTTGGTCTCCAGCTACTGTAACAGTTCTGAATCCATCTCTTTTCAGTTTTGCTTCAGTTTTTGCACCATTTAATGTTGGCACACCAACTAATGGGTTTGTTAATGTAACTGTAGCAGATTCAAATTCACCATTTGCACTACCAGCTACTTGTAATGAAACTGTGTCCCAAGTAAAAGGGTCAGCAGAAATATAACTTGGTGTTTGTTTGCTTACTGCACTTGCTGTTCTTGCATGAACTGTTGCAGTACATTCTACTATACCACCTGCTGTCATATTTATAGCCAATGTGTGGATTTGTGCATCAGTATATCTAAAACCATCACCTACATCTTTATAAAGTTCTAAAGTATATGGTGGCAATGCAAAGCTAGGACCAAAGTCTGATTGTTTTGGCAAAAATTCATGTATAGCTGCTGATGTGGAAAAAGTTGTGGATGACTGTCCACAAACTCCTTTCAGAAAATGTCCTAAATAAACTGGATGTGGCTCAAATACTATATCGCCAGTAATATTATTAATACCTTCCAAAGTATTTGGATTATCGTATATACCTTTTAGATTTTCTGATTGTAGTTGTTCAATGTTTTCTGTTAATGATTCTGACTTAAAGGGTACATATACTCTGTTGGTAGTTGCTGTTCCACCACTACTTTGCAGACTTAAAGAAAGATATCCACCAATGCCATATCCCATATTATTTTACCTCGCTTGGCTTTTCGCCTGTTTTAATTTTACCTTTTTTAACTTCGATTGCAATATCGCTTTCAATTAATGATTTTCCAAGCTCGTCAGGCACATCAACAGTCTTACCTGCTTCTGTCTTTCCGAATCCCATAATCTCGATATCGCCCTGTGTAAATTTAATCTTCATTCTCTTACCTCACATTGTAATTTTATTGATACACCTTTAAAAAAACCTAAGCCATCAGTTTGCTTTTGATTGTCAAAGCTACCACCTAAAAACCTAGTTACCAAAACATTATCCGATATTGTTCTATTTTGCTTTAATACTTCTTTAACCTTTCCAAGCATATCATCTCTGGCTTCAGCACCAGCTAAATTTTCCAAACTAAAATCATAACACCATATTTCCAATGTTAAAAAAGTCCTTAAAGGTCTTGAGCCACCTATCAGCTCATCATCTGATGGACTATCCCAACTATCCAAAAAAATAGCTACATAAGGACAAGCATCAGTTTTTACTGAATCAATTGGCTCAACCAAAACTGTAAATGATGAAGTATTGGAATCAGCTTCGATTAAATCTTTTATAGCATTTTCAATGCCTAGATAGTCAATTACAGCCATATTTAATTTTAAACCTATTTCTCAATTTTCGCAATGTAGTTAGTGTATTGTTTTTCCAAGACATCCAAAACTTTTATATCTGATGGTAGCATAGGTCTGCGGGGCACACCATTACCTTCTTGATGTTTGTCAGCATAATTAACTTCTGTACCGATTCTTAAAGTATTACCTGTAGCATCTATGCCAAAACTACCTCTTAAAACTCCAGTATCAACCAAAACTCTCGAGCTGCCTTTAGCTGCTATTGTAGCTGGTCGGTTTGGAATCCATGCACCACCATCGGATGGATTACCACCTTGTGCAAAATAACCATTGATTTCATTTAAAAGTAAAACACCAGACTGCTTTAAAGGAATTGCTTGATTTACAACCTCAGACTTTATTCTAGAAAGCATTTTGGTAACTTTCGGTACACCTTTAATAACTATTGACATTAGTAAAAAGGATTATATTCCTCATCCCTTACAGCATCATGCTCATCTTCTAGTCTGTCAGAATCTATTTGCTGTAATGTTTCATCCAACATGGTAAATGTAGGATTGTAGGTCATTGTGTTGCTGAAAATTGTATCTCCTGAATTATAGACAATCAATTCTCCGCTGTTTGTTACTAGTCCGATTGTTCCATCATTAATTTTACTTAATGTGTCTACTATGTATTTCTTTCGTTCTTCCACCCATTCGTTCTTTGAGCCCACCTCTTGTGTGAAAAACCTCTCCAGAATTTTAACTAAGGAATATTCGGTTGAAAGAGTCGTTACCAGTGGTGGACTCGCAGAAAAAGGTAATGTGTAATTGTTAGCTAAATATCCATTTATCTCGTTTTCAGCTTGGTCAATATAAAAAGATATTGATGAGGAATTAACTGTAGCCAAGCTACCTACTCTTGGATAAAGTGATAATACATTCGGTACGGTTGTATAAGTCGGCATGACAATATTTTAGCATACCGACCTAAACATTCAATTAGCAATTAATCATGATGGGAGCTTTTATTAGCTTTTACCTCATACAAAGTAGTGCTTTTATCACCTACTCTGGACTCAATTTTAATTTGTCCAAGCCAGTTTTCAAAGCATCTAATTGTAACTGTATCTTTGCCATTTACTACAACTGTATAGTAATTCACAGTACTGCTCTTGGTAAAGCCACCTTCTAGTTTTCTTAATGTAATTGCCATTATTCAGCACCTATAAGCCCTTTATGGTAACCCGGTACTTCATTAGATGGCATTGGGGTCCAATATCTGTCCACTTCCAACTGTTCGCAAGTGTCAAAGTCTGCCATTGATACATAGCCCCATTCTGCAAATCCAAGCCCAAGGTCGCAGTAACCAAAAAAAGTCTGGTCGCTTTCATAGTACTCAGTTAAATACCAAGTCCCAGCACCATAAGGGTTAAATATTTTAAGTAAACATTTTGGATTTTCTTTGCCAACATTTAGTTCCAAAGCTTTTAGTGTTTTTGTTTTTATATCCATTATTTTTCTCCTTTGGCAGTTTAAAGAGTTGCCAAGCTCTGTAAAAATTTAAACATTGTATCTGTCGTAGGCAATGTCGGTTATCTCTGTCATAAGTTTGAAAAGCTTATCAGCCACTTTTTTATCGAGATATTCGCCATGTTCCAACTCAAGAACTTTGTTTATCTTGGTAGTGGCACTAGCTAGTAAGTCAAATTTTCTAGTAGCCCTTTCCTCATTGAGTTTTGTTACCGGATGGTTTGCATATGCTTTATCCATAATTTTCTCCTTCGGTAGTTTTTTGACATACCGAGGTCGTTTTTTTTTATAATTTAGTTCTTTCACCTGTGATGATGTTTACCACAGTCGTACCTTTACCAAAAGCAGCTTCCATTTCAAACCTTTCCTCTGCAAGTTCTTCTGGTGTTCTCTTTTTTTGGTTTTCCTTATATTCTTCTAAAAAAAGCATGTCCTCAGCTTCTTTTAAATCTGCCATAAGTTCCTCAAACCTTTCGCCTGTAGCCCCAGATAATTGATTTTCAATTTCCTCAATTATTTGTTTCCATTCTTGTATTGTAAAATCTTTCATTTTGTTTCTCCCTATGTTTATATCAAACATATAACTATATTATACAATTATTATAACTTTGTAAACACTTTTTTTTAAAAAAGTTTTCTATTCAATAGTAGTAAGGGTTTTAGCTGTATATTTTTTTTACTAAATAAATATTCCAGTATATGGCTCTTGTTTTTCTTCTGCTTTTATTTTAATAAATTTTATAAATTCATCTACATTTTCGAATCTGCAAACTGTATCTGTTTTATCTGGCATTACATTTTCCATTCCAACATTAAGATTAAATCTATATTCATAGCCTTTTCCTAGCTGTTTTAGTATTTCAGAATAAAACATAAGTGCTTCATCTGAATAATTGGTTGGTTTGTCTAAAAATGTATCTTTATAGATTTCTGCACCTTTTTCCAAGCAATCAATTGCATATGGTGTAATCTGATTTAAGTTTTGTTCCTTTTCATATCTAGCAATATGGACAAAATCTCTTATCATTAAAAATCTTGTAAGCAATCTGTCTGGATGTTTTTCAAATTCTTTAAACATTAAATTTATATTTCTATGGAATCTACCTCTCCTTCTACTTTCAGAAAAATATCCATCATGAGCAATGTTAACATCACCAAGTAAGGTTGATGGACCTACACCATCATTCATCATGCCTTCTCTTTCTGGATGCTCATGTACAAATCCATAAAATCTAATTGTTTGACCATTTCGAAATAATCTGATTGGTGTATCTATTTTGGTATCACCAGCATCTACAGTAAAATGATGTTGCTTTATAGAATATCCTGCAAATATATTCGGTCTTAAATACTTTAAAATATTTACATTATCAATAACTTCTTCATCAGCATCTAACCAAAGAATCCAATCTGACTTGGCATTTTTAATCGATTCATTTCTAGCTTCATCAAAGCCAATTTCTAGTGGTGATTTACCATGTACTATTTTAGCACCATATTGCTTTGCAATATCCAATGTTGTATCTGTTGACCCAGTATCATTAATAATAATTTCATCAGCGAATGGTTGTACAGATTTTAAACATCTGTGTAGCATATTTTCTTCATCTTTTACAATCATACAAACTGAAACTGTTTCTCTTGGATTTTGTATTGCCAGTTTTCTTTCCATATTAACTGGTCGTACACTTTTAGAATTCTGTTTATAGCTTACTACCCACCATCCAACAGTTTGTTGTTTTTTATTGTTTACACCACCACCTACCATTTGTATTTTTAAGTCTTTTTTATCTTTAAACATTTCTGCTAAATCAGCTCTTTCATAATTCCAAAGATGTGCATGTCTTTCATCTTCCCATAATCCATGTGGTACTGTTATTACAACTAAAGCATCTCTTTTTAATACCTTATCAAATTCGTTTACAAATTCATCTGGTTTTGGCTGATGTTCTAATATTTCACCTAAAAATAATATGTCATAAAATTTATTTAAATCGTTAGGGTCTGATGCTACAATTTGGTTTACTTCACCTTTACTGAGATGTTTCTCAATCATTTTTTCTCCGACCACATGTTCTGCATCAGAAATATTTATAGCATCTACATTAGCCTCAAATAAATTAGCCATCCTAACAGCTTCATTACAAATTCCAGAAGCAAAATCCAATACCTGTGGTTTCTTTATTTTTTCATTGTACAGATATGTCTGCATTTCTTTAAAAGACACTTCTATTCTAGAATAATTTCTTAATTCAATGTTTTCTTCTATACCTGCATATTCTTCACCTAAAGCGATGTATTTAGCCCTGTAAGCATGTTTTGATGATATATACCCATAATGTTCTTTAAGGTCGCTAAAGTGGCTTAAATCGCTTCTATTGAGGTGTTTAAGTGCCATTATATCTTCTCTTTCGTATAAATGTTTTACCAATCGTTCTTTATTTGCAGTTTTTTCAGCAAAAATGTTATGAAAAAGATTATCCCATTCCATAGCCAAATCTGACCATTTGTATTCTTGTGCTTTTGCCAAACATTTACTTTGCATTTCTTTGATTCTATCTGAGTCATTTAAAAGTTCGTATGTTCTATGTACAAATTCCTCATTATATTCTGGCTCATTTTTATAATCGCCATAAACCAAAATGTTGCCTTGATTGCATAAGGTTTCTGGCAAAGCCCCAATATGTGATGTAATCATTGGTATTCCACACATCTGTGATTCCATAGCTGTAATACAACTTGTTTCGTGAAATGCTGTTGGATAAATATAAAGAGTTGCAGTTTTGTAAAGTTCGTATAATTCCTTTTTACTTAATGCACCGAGATGTGCAATTTTAAAACCTTTCTGTTGGTATTCTGCCACTTTGGCATAACAAGTATTATAAAACTGTTCCATATTTGGATGTGTGTTGTCGTAACCAGCTAAACACAGTTCTATTTCTGGGTCCTTTTCCCAGAGTTTAGGCATTATGTTAAATAAAAGATTATCAAGTCCTCTTTCTGGTCTGTTCGTATAAACCAATCTTTTTGGTTGCCTTTTGGAATTGTCCGGTGGGTCAATTAAATTTATGCCATTTCTTGTTTTAAAAAATAAATCATCAGAATCTATTTGATAAATATCTTTATATTGTTGTATTTGCCAGTCACTTAAACAAAATATTTTATCTATATTCCATAAAGAGCCATGAAATGTAGCCCTTTGGCTTTTTAGTGCCACATCATGTTGCCATAATATATTTATTTTGGATTTTAAATTTTGTCTAAATACCTCTGGAATTCTTTGACCAATTAAAACATCATGTGGACAGTTGTTGGCATATTGCTGAAAATTATCAACATTAAGATATTGTACCCCATCCACTTTCTTTGTATTTTTGGTATTACAAAAAAATAAAACATGATGACCTAGCTTTGCTAATTCGTGAGCCATAGCTACACCTGCTGTTTCGCTACCACCAAGTGATTTTTCTTTGAGTGTGTCTGGGTCTATTTCCATACCTGCACAAAATATTGTTATATCTAGCTTATATTTTTCCAATTTCTACCTCTTTTAATATCATTTATTGTTTTGGGTGCTACATTGTATTCTCTCGCCAAACGAGATTGTATGCCCCATGATTCATCCTCTTTTAATATTCTTTTAATTCTTTTTACTGATTGTATTTTAAGTTTTCTTGAAACATTTTTTTCTGTTGTCCATAAGTTCTTGGCATTACCATGCAAAAGCATATCATTGAAATTATCTCTTGGACTACCCCAGTATAAATTACTAGCTTTATTATTTTGGTTGTTACCATCCTTATGTAATGCCCATTTTTTTTCTTCAGACTTACCTTTACAAAAGGCTTCTGCTACTAATCTATGTACTTTTGCTTTTATATATTTTTTATCTGGAAACAAAGTAACACACATATATCCATTTTTGTCTGGATTTTGTGATAAAAGTCTAAAATGCTCACCCTTTGTATATTTCAAAGATTTTACACGACCTAAATTAGATACTAAATAATCTGGATATTTTGTTGGTTGCCATTTTTCTTTGTTACTCATGGTAATCGGTAAAGAGTAGTGCTAATCGCTTAGCTTTCTTCGTTATCTAAACCACTTTAGAATCTCTTTACATCAATAATATAATATATATTTAGTAAAATAACAATTTTTTTTATGTTTAGTTTTATCTGTTTTGTATTTTTTTATGGAAGCTGATACAACATCAGTTACAAAGGGGGTTAACTTAATAACCCCGCTTTGATTTTGCATTGGTTTAAGCACAGTCTTTAAGGACATAACCTAACTCTTTAGCAGTAATTTTTTCATCTTGATAGTATTGAACTCTCAAGTTTGCAAAATTTCTGTGGTCTGGGTCATCCCATGCTTCGACTGCCATTGGTGTTCCAAACATTGGATTTGTCCATCTGAAACCATACATAAGTGATGGGTTTTTACCATCAGTTTCTGGTTGTGCAAAGTGAGCGACAATTGTGTCATCCCCCCACACATCTGAGAAACTATCAGATAGATTTTCTTCTCCAGTATTTATGATTGAACTACCTACATAAACATTTTGTACATCAAATAGAGCAGCAAGTAAGTCTGCTGTTACAACACCTCTTTGAACATACTTAATTCTGTCAAGAATGTCTGCATGCTTAATTAAGGCATTGTAGGCTTCTCTACCGATAATGATTGTATTAGCATCATAACCTGTGTTTGCTCTGATGAAGTTTTTGGCAGTAGCAACATCACCGAATGGGTCTGATGTTCCTGCTGTTGCTGAACTCCATTTTGAAGCCACAGTTGAGCCACTACCCATATTTGATACTGACCTTGTTTGTGATGCTATTCTGTTTTCCATATCTAGCATTAAAAGATTTACAAGATTTCTTGCACTTTTTTCTTTTAGCTTTAATGGGTCATCTTGGTTAACTAAAGTTTCATAATCCATTTCATCAACTAAAGCATAGTTAGTTGCATAATAGGATTCAGAACTTACATTGAAATGTGCTGTTCTCCCTTTAGTTTTTGGTGCTCTTTTAGTTGTACTTGGTATTCTAAAAAAATCACCTTTTTCATATTTGTAATACAAATCGCTTTGTTTTGCAACATCTACGATTGGTAAAAAGTTTTGTACTATTGTACCCTGTGGCTCAAATCCAACTACCAGATTGGATAAGGGTCTGTCAATGTGTACATCTCTGCTTGTTATTGGCATAATAATCTCCTTTTAATTTTTTTATCCTCTATATCCATTGTGTTGAATTGACAACTCAAAGGTGC